AGGTTCAGGCTTCTCTTAATGAAATAGAGAGGCACAGACGGCTCTATCTCATGGGTGATGCGTGATGCGTCAGAGCGCTTCTTCAGCCCTGCTTGGCCTTCCCCTGCGATGTATAGGCATGTCCCTTGCGCGGTCGGCTTACCGAAGGCTGGCTGCCCTGCTGCGATCATCTGGCTGAGATATATGGCGACGAATGACTTGAAGCTGCCGGGCTTCCCGTAGATCGCCGCAAACGCTTTTGCTGGCACGAGATCCTCGATGAGCCACTGGACTGCCTCGTCCTTGAGCTCGTCCATGCGCAGAATCTCGATGCGCTTCTTAGGGGCAGGAGACGGGGTGTCGCTGTTACCGGAAACGGTGGTCTCTGTAGCTACATTGTGGCTACGGATCTCCGACAGCTGCTCCGTGATGCTCTTTTCGCGTGGCTGAAGCGACCGGACGGCGGCAGAGTTATCCCCAGAAAAATTTGCTATCGCGTATAAAGCGAACGGGTCCACCACTTTCTGAGACAGGATGTCATGCGCCCCGTGATGCGAATAGGTGACCCAGTCGCCGCGGCTTCCCTTGAACAGCATGACTCCTGCCGCGCCGGTCTGACTCGTCGGCGCAAGGTATCGGTATGCGTCGTTCCGCTTATCGTAATGGCTGAAGCGATAGCCCATCGATGCAAGTTGCGCTCGCATCCATTCAAGACCGTGCTGCTCATTGAATTGCGAGATCGTTGTGCTGTTCTGCGTCGGCAATGCCACTGGCGCGTGCTTGATATGATCGATGATCTGATTTTGTTGCTCTGTCTGGCGCTGCCAAGAGATCGCTGTGTCGATGCTGAAGATGTTGCCGTCGAGGTGATCGCGATGGACAAAGCGTTCCTTCTCCTCGTCCTTGCTGACGCGTGGGAGAAACCACGGCTGAGACCAGCGGTAATTCTCGTTGACGCAGTTCATCCAGATCTGGCGCTTATGCAGCTCGGCGATAAAGTAATCGACAGCAGCGGTCAGCTCTTCTTGCGACTGCATCTTGCAGGGGATCAGTATTCTGTATTTCCAGAACGAGACCACGCCATCAGAACCCCGATTGCTGTGGCTCGTGTGCATGATGTGCGCGATGTTCATGTCTTTCAGCGCGTCGTGTACGGCATGGAATGACGGTGCGCCTGTGAGGATCTCGCCAGTCTCTGGATCGATTGAAGAGTCGCCGTCGAGGATGATCAGCTCTGCTGATTGCAGGTTCTCGTCGGCGCGCTTGCAGATCGAGAGATTACCACCACGGATAAGGTATGACCCATCCTTTGGGCCGACACGCACATGCTTTAATCTGTCACTGAGTGCAGCGAGTGTGTACACGCGTGGCTTGAGATCTGTGTCTCTGAAGCCAGCAGCTGCAAAGGCGAGAGACATCTCATAGGTTGCGCTGTTGCCCATCTCTTTTGTTTCTTGTAGTGTTTCGCTCACAACGAACTCCGTTGGTTTAGGGATTGCCCCTGAAGGTTCCTCCCGAGACTTAAACCCCCGTACTGGTTCGGATTCCGGTACGGGGGTTCTTTTTACTTAAAACTCTTCGTCATCACTCGAAGATGTCGGTGCCGGTGCAGGAGCAGCACTCGCATCTTCTGCTGAGTACCACTTCTCTTTCGGTGCGAGAGTGAAGTCGATCTGCACTGATGTGCCTTGACCAACCTTAATGGTTTTGACTGCATCGACGCGCAGAGTTGCGAGCTTGCCAGCAGGGATTGCTCCTGCCTTTTTCGCGACATCTGCAACGAATTGCGTCCATGCGCGTGAGTTGCCTCTTGCGCTGCGGAATGGCGCATCTCCGAATGATGCGTCCTTCGAGTAGATCGTTACATCTACTCCAGGCTTATGGTCTGCTGATGGCGGGTTGCCCCATGCACCGTTGACCTCTTGCCAATCAACACCGGCAGCGCCGACCATCAACCAGCCCTGCTTTGCGTTTGCGATGTCGAGACCGAATAACTTCCCCTTCATGTCTACGGCAGACTTTTCACCATCCGCTGACGAGACAAAGAGAATGCCTGTGCGTGCGTCGAGACGCGCCCACGGTTTACCTGATGCTTGCTGTGGAAAGTTCAACATTGTTACTCCTTCAGAGTTACTGATAGGTCAGACCGTGACCTTACGCGGGTGAGAGTAATTCCCTCTCTCACTAGGGATCTTGTGTTGCGCCGTACCATGCAATGAGCGCGGCATCGCTTCTTCCATTGTCCTTCACCCGAGAAAAGTGTTGGGCAAAAGCTGGGAAAAGCTCCTGCGCGCGTTGCCGTGATCCGTCTTTTCCTGCACGCATCCCAGATGCCTTCTGCCACTTCTGCGGTGTGACATAAGAGATTGGCAAGCGTAACGCGGCGATGATTCCTTCGATTGTCCCCACCGATCTCCCGAACTGGAACATGCTGGAGACACCCTGACCCGGCATTGCTCCGACGCGTTCAAGCCAAACGTGATCCGGTTGAAGCTCTTCGAGATGCCGTGCAACGAGTTGCGCTGCGATCTCGGTCTTCTTCTTTCCGTTGCGCTCGATTGCGTGCGTCGGCATATCTATCACTGAGATATACCCCCGCTCGATATCGATGACCGCGATGGCTCCGCTCGCACCAGGATCGATGCCGCAAATCTTCATTCTTGCACCGGCACTGGTATCACCACGATGGCATAACCAAGAGCATTAGCTATGCGTTCAAGCGTTCCGAATTCCGCTGATCTTGTTCTGCGAGAGATTTGCCACCAGTGCGTAGGTGTCAGCCCTGCTCTTACTGACAACTCGCGCTGCGACATGCCTGCTGTAACGCGAGCTTGGTCAAGCTCATCGATAATCTTATCCATAGTTCTGTATCCATGATGGCACTGACAGCGTCTCTATCTGCGGCGAGTAGCCCTTCCACGCTGTTGCTGATTTCGTTGCCTTATACGCTTCTGCGGCAAGAGCCATCTGATGGCGACCTGCTTCAAGCGCGACCATATCGAGATTGTATACGCCAATGGCGTACGGCGCTTCTGTCTCCACTGCGATGAAGATGAAATCTTTCGCTTCAAAGTCAGTGGTATGCATATACCCATCGAGATAATGCGCGGCTTGAACGTAATACTTCAACCCCGCAAGTGTTTTCGCAAATCCATCAGGCGAAGCGTCCTGCGTGGTCTTCAGGTCAACGATTGTCGATCCCTGTATTGCGTCCATGCGCGCCTTGCATGGCACACCGTTTTGCTCCCACTTAAACGATTGCTCGACGCTCGCGCCTTTCAAGAGTTCCTTATATAGATGATGCGAACGGACTGCTTCTGCGACGCGCTGCGCACGCTGAAAGTCATCGAAATCGACAACAGTTTTACCCGCGTTCGTCGCCGCAAAAAGTTCTGCCTGTTGCTTGCCAGCTGATGTGCGCCGGTCAATCTTTGGCATTGCTGCGAAGTCTGTGTCGATTGTCTCTGGCTCCAACACCATTGCATGAACGAGTGTACCGAATTTCATTGCAGGTGTTGGCTCGCGCTCATTCTCTTTCGCTGCGAGATAGTGAGCTGGCGATCTGAGTAATTGCTTCGCTCCAGACGCTGATAGCGCATCCCACGAATGGTATTCCGTCGCTGGAATATTACTGAGTTGCTGTGGCATGGAGTTCGATGTCCTCTGCGTCGTCAGCGACCGCTGACAGGGCTGATGTAAGCGTCCAATGATGTGTGAGATGCCCATCAACTGTCAGCGCGCGGTATTTCTTATCTCTTGCCATCTGCACCCATCCTGCGACAGCATGATCTTTAAGAATAACGTATTCGTTTTCACCGTCTGGTCTAACTTCAACCATTTCCATCTCCCCTAAGAGCTTCGTTGAGGTTTGCCTGTACCTTTTTCACTGCGAGATCGAGCACAGCCTGCGGTGCATCTTTGCCTGTAAACTCTGCGCAGAATGCCATATAGTTGATGCCGTCTACCCATGAGTCATGGTGTTCTGGGCTGTGGGCAAGCCGTGAAAGTTTCACTGCAAGCATTGCTAGCGAGACATCGTATGCCGAGAACTTCTTCCCAGACAGAACGCTGAGTAAAGTCGCAGCTCGTTCGAAATTCTCTTGCGCAGCGCCGTAAGAGTTACCGCGTTGCGATAGAAGCGACTGCGCTTCTTTGAGTACATCCCTATGGTCCATCACTGTTTCCCCAATGCTTTCTCGTATTCCTTCACACCGTAGAGCACACTGGTGTGGTCCTTGTTCAACTTCTGCCCGATCTGGGAAAGACTCATCCCCAGCTCTGTTCTGAGCCGCCAGTACACTTCTCGGCGACACTTTACCAAAGGCGCTTCTCGCGAGTTGCCAGTAACTGCTTCTGGGTGGATCTTGTGCTTTGCGCATACGTCCCTCAGAATTTCCTTCCACCGTGCGAGCGGCGAGATGCGAGCAGCACGCAACAACTGATGCGCTTCCGTGAATTGCCGTGCCACGATTGGCGGCAGCGGTGCGGGTTCTGGCTCGACATGTACCACTTCTGGTACAGGCTCCGGCTCTGGTGCAGGTGGCTCCTCAACCTTGATCTTAACGATGTTGCGTTGCGGTGCAGCACGCAGTCGCAAGCGCACATCTTTGTAGTGCGAGTTCCAATCAACGCTGGTCATTGCAGGTGTCCATCAACGATATACGCAAGACCAAATACGATAATTGAGAAAAGAGTTATGGCAAGCAAATTTATGAGCAGCCGTACAACTCTTGGGTCTGGATCTGTCATGTTTCCGTGTCTCCGTGTTTCTCAGCCCATCGCTGATTTGCTCACCCTATCTGACTAATACGATAGACACAAGCCATATTATTATTTCCTGTGGATAACTCAAAAAAAAGTTGGCCCCCATGCCTGATGGGAGACACGGGGGCCGTCTGCCCAGGGGAGGTCGGGCAGTGCGGAGCAAGCTCAACGCATTGAAATAGTATCAGTTTTTCACTTTGGGAGAAACCGCTTGCCGGTTACATGTGACCACGTCTTGCCGAGTTTGATCTGGCTGATGCTCGACTTGTGTAACCCATAGGTCTTAGTGATTTGGCTATACGGTCGCTCATCGAGGAAGATTTTCTTAGCTATCGCAGCTGTGATTTTCGACTGGCCGTTACCTTCACCCTTGGCAGACCGATTGCGCAACACGCGATCCATCACGTTGTCGGCTGTTGTTCCAGTCTGTAGGTGATACGGATTAACGCAGAGCGGAGTATCGCATCGATGTCGCACGACAAGCGTTGGCGGTATTGGTCCGTGGAATACCTCATACGAGAAACGATGAGCGCGAATCGATTTCCCGTTGATCGAGAAAGTGCCATACCCATCGGCGGTAGGCACTGTCCCGTTAATCAGCCAGCAGTCATCTCTTTTTCCTACATCGACCTTCGAATAGAAGCGCGCAATGTCGAGTATGTCGTACTTATGCTTAATCAATTACTACTTTGATGGCTCTGTTGCGAGGAGACCGCCCATCGTTCCATAGCGAGCGAAAGACGGTATTGCTCTTTCTAGTGGCGCTGCTGCTTGGTTCAACAAATAAGATCGAACCAATGGGTTATTGTAAGCAAGATTTGCGGCAACTGGTGTCCCAAGATAGCCAACAACTGCTCCAGGTAATCCGCCAATACTATAACCCAAAGCACCACCTGCACTTTGAACCATTGTCTGAGGTGAGAGAAGACCTTGCAGATATGTTCTTTCAGCTGTTCCAGAAGATGGCGGATTTGCAATAATACCACTAATGCGTGAAAGCTCTTCGAGCTGACCGCCGCGGCCTCGCGCATAACCAACACGATCTCTGTTTGAGAGTACATTGGCGATGTTCTTCAATGACACGTTGCCAGCTTGCGCTTCTGCTCCCGTTCCAAGAGATTGTGAAACAATATTTAGATTGCGGTATTGGTCACGAGCAGTCCGAAGAGCTTCTGCTTCAGCTGCGGGTAGAGAGCGTTCGATTGCATCGTCCACAGACTCGC